TCGACATAGGGCTGGGTCGCAGGCATGAGGCTCCGCTCCCGCTCAAAGAGGAGGTCCTCCCGCCTCTGCTTGTAAGTCTGAGTGACGAATTTAGAAGTAAAATTGAGCATGAGGACATCACGGGACCAGCCCTTGTGGCAAGCCATGCAGTGCGCATCCTGTGTCGTGTCTAGGAGGTACCGCTCATTACAGCTGGTACACGCAACGTAGGGACAATAGGGACAATTGACCTTTTTGTGGTCTGATCTATTCAGAAGTTCTGTGCACACCTCGCATCGAGGGGCCATTTGATATTACACGCTACTAGGTTTTAAGCCCGCTTCTTGACCGCCTTGATGACCTTGGCGACCTTCTTGGTCTTCTTGGGCTCCTCGGGCGGGCCGAAGATGGCATCGATACGAGCCTGGCGCTCACCCGATGTCGCATCCATCTTCTCGTGCCACTCCATCGACTTCTGGAGCCGCTCCTCTGGGAGGCCCGCCGCGCGCCACATCTTCAGCAGGTCCTTCGTCTCTGGGACGCTCGTGAGTCGGCTGAAATACTTGGCGACCATCTCCTCGTTATACTCTACATGAACCTTCGCCACCTTTGGCACTGGCGTCGGGTGCGCCTCGAACCACTCCTCACAGCGCTTGATGTACGCCTCTCCCTGCTCCCTGGACATCTTTGTCGCAAGGAACTTGTAGGAAATTGGAGGGGTCCAGGTGGTCGTCGGACGAGAGATGGAACCGGCACCCTTGTTCAGGGCATCCACAACCTCCCCGACACGGCCATAGGACCCGCTTGCAATAGGTGCTGGCTCAGGTGCATCACCCCACGCTGAGACCGCGGCCCCATTGTGGTATGTGGTGATAAAGGCGCGAGCCTCGGGCACGCGAACTTTGAGAGTCGCTCGGATGAAGGCCATGGTCTTTGTATTTTGAAATAGAATTGGGACCTGGCGCGAGGAGGACATGAATTTTTAGTCTGGCCCATAGTATGCTGGGCCACCTCATAGGTCTGCTCCACTATCTCCTGATAGTCTTCATTATAGGAACTCCATTCATGGGGTCTGAATACTTCCTGACCCTTCATATCGTCATCATACCCTTCATCATGCTTCACTGGATCACAAATCAGTCAGTCTGTGCACTGACGGAAATGGAGAAACTTATCAGGGGGGAAACGAACGATGATAAGACGTTTTTCGGACAGGTGGTCGGACCGGTCTACAAGTTTCGAACGCAAGGGGCCGAGAACACGTTTCTATGGACACTACTTATTGGGTTGTGGTTAATATCACTTTACAAATTACACTCTACTGACTACATCTATCTCCGTGCCGAGTACGAGAGGTTCAAGACCCTCTTTACTCCTCATCCTCAAACTCCTCCTCCATAGTGACGATCTTTGTGCTCACAGGTGCCTCAGAGTCCGAGGCGTACTCGTCCTCGTCATCCGTGTCAGCCATTAGGGAAGCCAGGCGCTCGGCCAGGGTCGTGGGCTTGGGAGCCTCCTCGGCCAGCTCGAACTCCTCAGCCTCGGCCAGGGGGTTGCCGTGCGACTGGCACAGCTCGCAGTCGTCGTGGATCTCAGCGGTCAGCTCGTGCGTGTGCACCGGCGCCTCGGCCTTCTTGGCCTTGGGCACCTTGGGCGCCGCGCCGGGCTCGGTCGCCTTGGAAGCTGCCAGGTGGCGCTTGCAGAACACCTCACCCTTGAGGGCGCTGAACTTGCAGGGCTCCTTCTTGGAGGTGCAGGCGGTGCAGGCCTGCTTCTCAGCCTTGGCCTTGGGAGCCTTGGGCTCCTTGGGAGCCTTGGGCTCCTTGGCCGGTGCGGTGGTCTTGATGACCTCGCCTGTCTCGTCGGTCACCACGACCAGCTTGGGCTCGCGCTTCTTGTACTTGCGCGGAACCTTGATGGCCGCCTCGGCCGTCTCGAGGTACTTGGCACTGAGCTCCTCGAAGTTCAGGCTGTAGTCGGCGCAGATGCGCTCGATGAAGACGCGGTCGCGCTCGGCAACCAGGGCATCGATGGCGTTGGCGAAGACAGAGGCCATTTCTTTTGACTTGAGAGTAGAGAGCTTGAGGTGTTTAAGTGAGGACGTTTGAGGACGCTGGCTCGGACACGACACGAACTTTGAAGGTCGTGTAGGGTCTGAGAACTCTTTTTGGAGTGATTTGGTTTGAGCAAACCCTAACCCTGGCTTGGGGAGGACACGAATTTTTATATCTACTTGGGGCCGAATAACAAATTAGATGCAACAATATCTGCCCATACAGGGTTTCCAGAACTTCCCGGGCGTACCATACACCCATACATAGAGATCGTACGCGCCTGTAAGTTGATCGTAGATAATGCACTATTTACTGCCTGAGAAGGTATGTTCATGGGCATGCTACTGGCTGGTAACGCGGAATTTATAATTTGAGCTATTCTCGCTGCCTGCTCATTTGTCACCGAGGGAAGAGAGTTAGGAAGAGGGGCCGTAGTCTGGGGTGTACAGACGTTTTGCTGGCCGCCAAATAGTCCTCCTATTAAATTAATGTTTCCTGTGATAGTACCAGTTGTTGCCAGTGACGCAAGGTATGCCCCAATACCTTGTATGGCCGGCGAATACATACAGGCTAAACCGAGATTCATTATGCTGGAAGGTGGCATAGGTTTGGGTTTTGGAGCACACAAATTAAAACCATTTGCAGCACTACTAGTATCAAGAGTCAGACCATTGGGACAGACAGCCCCAACAACTACCGCGACATGTCCCGTAGAATCCATCCACTGTGCAACTTGAAGGGACTCTGAACAGTTGTTCAACATTTTCTTTGCCATTTTATCGAGAGCCTGAATATTTGTTAAAATAGGTGTCGACGGTACAGGTGATGGGCTTCCTGCCGGTACGATAGGACTTGGTGAGGGCGCTGGAGCTGGAGCTGGAGCTGGAGCTGGAGCTGGAGCCGGAGCCGGAGCCGGAGCCGGAGCCGGAGCCGGGGCTGGAGCCGGGACTGGAGCCGGAGCCGGAGCCGGAGCTCTTTTAGCAGTCATCGAAAACCAGCAGCAGCAGCAAATACAAAGAAGAAGTACGATACCGGCGGCCATTAGGATGTTGGAAACTCCCTGAACAGCACCACCGGGCGCTGCGACGGCAGGCGCTGCGACGGCAGCCGGGGCAGACATATAATGTTAATATATATATTATTTCTCACACTTCCCTCCCGTAGGAACATCAATGTAGCCACGCATATTCACCCAATTGTTGTACGCCCGCGGCCAGACCACGTTGTAGTCGCCCCCGCTGTCGAACAGGAATCCGGAAACTTTTGGAGCCAGAAATAATGCGGCAATCACAAGGGCAAGGAGGAGAGTCAGAGCAGTAAACTTCATCTTATTAAGGGCGAATAAATTTATCCTCGCGGACCCATACATTGCATACGTACTTGACCCCTGTGGAGATGGGGAGGCCCGCGTGGAGTGCCTTAGGGTGACACTTATCTATATCTTTAGCGAGCGGTCTGAAGAATATCGCCGATCCAGGTTCCGCCTTGAGCTTGAGGTCCCCATGACTGGGGAAGTGCGTCTCGCCGTCCGTGAATTCTGAATTCAAATAGATGAGTAGGGTCGCGACCCGCTGGCCGCCGTCCCTCTCAAACCCCTGACACCCCTCAGAATCATCACAGCAAGAGTCGTGGTGGGCCCTGTAGTACGTCCCGGGCTGGTATCGGACCACCTGGAGGTTTTCACAATTTTCAATAGTTTTTCCAGTAAGTTCCAGCACCTTTTGAAAAACCTTTTGAGCGATCGGATCCGTCTTATCGATCCATGCCGTCTCACTCGTCCGTGTCGCATCGGGGACAGAGGAGCCAACGACCCCGCTCCGAGTGAACAGAGGAGTCGCCTTTTCTATGATGTATTTACACTCCTCTGGGGTCATGACAGAGTCCACAATGACCGGAGGGTCCCACTCGGCCGTTGCATCCGCAAAGCCTCTGCCTTTTTCGGATCTCCCGAAGATCAGAACCCATAGACATAGAATGACCACAAGGACCGCGACCACCATCAAAATGATTTCCATCTACCATATCACTTGATTTTTTTCAGAACGGAATCAACCTTCCGAGCATTCTTGCGAGCCGCCTTGAGGTTTTTGAGGACCACATTGCGTAAGAGAGGCGCGGCCGCCTTCCGGGCGTTCGCCAGGCTCTTATTTTGTTTTGAAATTCGCAAGAGTTCCAGGACCCGCTCGGCATTCTTCTGTCCCTTGTCCTTGACCTTGCCGGTCAACGGATTTCGCTGTGAAATTAGTCCCTTATGGAGGAAAGAACCCGACAGGAGAGCCAGGGAGTCCTTGATCTGGTACCTGACGCGCTGGAGAGGGATGCCAGTCCTGTACGACAAGGGAAGGTTGAGCATCTCTCGACTCGAGTTGGGATAGACCGCCAGGGCCGTATCGACCAGGTCTGTCACCTCCCCGCGTCCAGTGACAATCTGATACGTAATAACCTGGTAGATCTTCCGGCCAGTTCCAGGGACCTGCATTCTGGGCGCATCAAATTTCGAACGCGTGAACCTGTTCACCTTGAGGGTCGCATTGATGCCCTTGTACTCGCGGTTTAGATACCTGACAAAACCCATGAGGTGATCAGTCATGACCTTTTGCATGAGAAAGACATACGAGGCAACCTTCTTCTCGGAAGGGAGCTGGCGAGGAATCGCAAAAGTAAAGTCAAAATCTGTGGTTCTCCTGATTTTTGGAGGTAAATTGCGCTTCTTGCTCTGGAGATACATGCGGACGGCCATCCCTCCCGTACAGAAGATGGTCAGGCCACCGCCATAGGGGCGCACGAGCTTGCTCGTACCCTTGCAGTATTGCATAAAAAGGCGAGGAAGGGCCCACTTGAAGGACCGGTGAGAGATCACGGGGGCCGCGCCCGTCGTGCGTTCGATCCTCTGATACGCGTTGACCAGCATAATTTCAGAATGAAATGAACCACCATGGAAGATCGATGGCTTTTTCGGAGCATAGTATCCGTCATATCCCTCTGGGATCAGGAATTCCTTTGTCAGTTTCCCAAACACCTCGCGGTTCAGTTCCTTGTAGCTCAGTCTCTGGCCCTTGCGCGTATTGCTCACCTTTGGAAGCTTCCCGGCGTTCTTGCCAAGGAGGATCTTGGCCGCCAGGGCCTGTTCGCCGATCGTCACGCCCGTACCGAGTGCGATGCGCAAGAGTCCCCTGGTCTCCCTGTCGATCGGGTACCCACTCTTGAGCAATTTCTCGATGTTCGAGTGGGTCAGATCGAAGAGCCGCAGGGTCTTCTTGGCTCTATAGTGACACAGGGTCCCGTAGTTCTTGGCCGTCCGAGGGTTCTCGGTCAGGTAGAAGAACCGCGGGTCATGGAGTAGCACCTTGCACGAAAGATTCTCGAGTCCTTTGAAGAGAATCTTTCCTGAAGGCAAAATCGTTTCCGAGAAGCCCATCTAATTTTA